CCTCCAGTCTGTTCCCACAAGAAGGTCATCGAGGGATCCGACGTCTTCGCTAGAACCGAAACAACACTGGGAGCTGGGCCATGTGCGACTTTATCCGGACCAGCATCAATCGTTGCAGAACCAACAGACGATCCGTATGCAAAGCTATCCTCATAGAGCATCGTCAGCCCAAGGCTGCTGATGTCCTCAATTACGACATCAACGAGACCTGCAGCATGAGGAGGAGCAATACAAGTGTAAGTGTCCACATCGATAAATGTGACGTCGGTAGCAGGAGTTCCGCCAATGGTGACACTGGCACCGGGGATAAATTCAGTGCCATCCTCTTCTTCCGAGAACCATCGTTTGATTGTGATTAGTTCGCCACCATCAGGAGAACTGCCAGGAGGTGTGAAAGACGGGAAGACGTGATATTGGAACTGACGTGTTTCGGGATCGCCTATAGCTGGCGTATAGACGATGTCTACCATTCCCGGCGAATGAGGGAATGTCTTGAACGTATACGTTTCAGCGTCTACATAGGTGACGTCAACAGCAGGCTCGCCATCGATAGTGATTGTGGCACCTGGAACAAGGTCTTCACCAGTAAGCGTGATTAGAGTGTCGCCAAAGGATGAACCGATTGTTGGACTGATCGAGATGCCAGCTTGAATGAATTCGTAGGCATCATCGAGGAAAGCGAATACGTCGCCGTCTTTGAGAACTTCCATCCGCACAGTTCCAGCAGCGTGTGCTGGAGCAATGACGGACATATGGGTGGAATCGATGACGGTCGCACCGATACCAAAGGTAGAACCGAATTTAACCGTGAGAGTAGTGAAATCAAAACCCGGATCAAGAGTGCCGCTTTTCAGGCCTTCATTATCAATCGTGACTTTGACTGCAGCCAAGCCTTGACTGAGAGCAGGCGTATCGCACGTGATAGTATCAGAATCAACTACGACGACGCTTGTCGCAGCGATACCGTTAAAATCTACAGTGGCACTTTCGTCGAAATGATGACCATGAATGGTAACTGAGGTGACTTCGTCCGGTGGGCCAACAGGAGGATCTACACTAATAACTTCTGGACTGGCAAGAACATAGCTGACGGTTTCAACTCCTGAAACCGTAACATCCATGGTAGTCGTTGGATCGCCAAGACTATCGATAATCCTAGCACCAACAGTTCCAATGGAGACAGCGCCAGCGTCGAAACGATCCTTTGTTTCTTGCCAATCCCCTACGAAATGACTTTCAACATAGTAGTAACTAGATCGATTATCAGGCCAAGGTCCGCTGGCAGGAGAGCGAATCGTGCCAATCGCAGTAAAAGGAGGAGCAACATCCCCGAATGCGTAGTGGCTTCCATCGCCAGGAGTTGCTGTAATTGCAGTGCCAACAAAGACCTGGAGTCGAACAGTGTAGATAGCATTCCTCTCGACACCAGGATCAACTGGATCTACCATTACCTCCGTGGCGCTAAAGTAATCGCCAATTCCAGCTGCATCACAATCGATAGTTGGCACTATACACCGAAGACGGGATAGGACATCGTCAAGACAATCGTTTCACCACCAGTGGTCAATCCGCTAACTGGATCTGGTGTGAATTCAGGTCGTTCACAAGTAGTGAAAACTTTAGCAGAGCGTTTAGAGCCACGGTATGAAAAGATCGAATAGACGTTGCTCATGCCGAGATGACTGAGCGCATTGGCGATGCTGACCGCATAGGTATCATCGTAGAGCTCGATGCCAGCATCAACACGAACAAGCTCCTGCCATGTTCCATTACCGAATTCAATAACAAAACCGTCTTCTGAATCGGAATTATCAATCCATGTTAAACGAACATGGGCCACTCCAGAAGCATTGATCGAATAGATCGCTCTTAGGTTGCTCGGAGCAGCGAGGAAAGGATCAGGGTCGTTAACGCTGGGAGGTTCAGGATTCTCAACGATAGGAAAATCATCTGAAGGGCTCGTGACCTCGTAAGTAATCGTTGCATCTCGAGGAGCAGGAACACTGGCTTGAACGCGAAATGGCTGGATTGCGAAAGTGCCCCAGAAGAAGATACCTGTCGTGCTAGCATATCCGGTATCGTACTCGTTACCGTCATGGCCGATACCAGTGACAGGGTTTCCTTCGGCGTCATAGTTTGGACCGAATTTATAGATGAAGCAAGCGAACGTAAGAGTATCGTCTATCCAATCATCAGAGAATGCCCCTGTACTAGGAAAGACCTGAAGAGATGCTCCAGCTTCAGCAACATGATCACCGGCTACCTCAGCTAGAAAATAAACTGCAAGATCGCTCTCATCGACAGAGAGATAGAATTCTTCGCTTGGGCTAGCCGATGCTGTTAATGAAGGCATTAGTTACGAGCCCCCATATTCATCAAGCGATTAGAGAGCACTTCGTCGATTACGCTGGCAAATTCCTCCATTGACCGACGATCTTTCATAATCGGGTATTGGAAAACGAAGGCACCCGCCTCGATGTTGACCTTGCCTCCATATCCCGCCCTATCGAGAGGGACGATTGCCTCGCGACCGTGTAGCATCGCTAAAGTGCCAGCCTTGAAGTCTCCGACACCTCCCTCGATGAAGCCGGGGATCTTTGGCCCCTGTGGTGGAGGGACTGGACCAGTAGCTTTGCTGTTCAGGATTTGAACGATCTCTTGCAACGAGTAGCCCTTGTGAGCCAACTCCGTTGCACGTCGTATATCAAGATTCAGACCACGTGCGGTCTGTTCAAAGTTCTGAGACGTGACGTCGAAAGTGCCACCTGCGAGCTGGCGGGCCTCGTATTCCTTGAGGGTAAGAATTTCACCGGAAAGAGTGCGAACCTTCTCGATATTCTTGTCAATCGCATGACCGACATCATACCAATGGTCTCTCATGCTCTTGAGGTGCTCAACGGACTTTTTCTGATTCTCAATGTCAGCAGCATGATACTGATCAGAATGCATCCGCATGAAATCGTACTTGTCCTTAGCTTCCCTCAGCTCTTGGTCAAGATGAGCCTTGGACTTGGTATCTTTCAGGATGCGAGACTCCTCCTCTTTCTTAATGTCGAGCTCACGCAGAGCCCAAGCTTGATTGTAGTACTCAACTTGAGCAACTCCAGCGTCTTGAAGTTTCTCAACGATTTTCGCGTAGTCTGCATCGGCTTTGATACGGATCTTTTCGCTGTCGGTTGCCCCAAGAAGGTCTTTGTCCTTGTAGTACGAATTCCACTCTTTCTCGAGGTCATCAATAGCTTTCAGTTCAGCCTTGAGGGATTTTTCCTCGTCAGCTTTAACTTTGACAAGTGCATTTACTTGAGCGATATGAACACCAAGATAGTCAGCGATTTGTTTGTGTCCCAACCCCAAATCGAGGAGCCGTCTAACTTCCTTCTCCTGTGCTTCATACAATGGGACAGAAGCCATGTGAGCAGCAAGCTCAGCATCGGCCACGTCTTTAAGGGCTTTCTGTTCTTTAGTGTAAGCTTCGTGGAGGTTCTCGATACCGACCTTCATCTCATCGTTGAAGAGATTATGCTCCTTGAGGAACGTTACTGCTTCTGCTGAGCTCATGCCTACGTCAAAGAGCTTCTTGACGAGATCCTGCATGGATACCGAGAGATTTGATGTAGAGAATTTGGCGATATCAGCTTCAGCGGCCCAGATCTTTGAGGTCTCTGAGACTCTATTCTGGGAATCCGCTAACTCGTTCATCACGAAGTTCAAAATTTCATCATCAGTTCTTAACTTCGCAGAGTTCTCGTTGGCCCACTTCACTGCCTCGTTGAGATCCTTAAACTTGGTTGCTTTGTCACCAAGCACCTTGTTTGCTTGTTCCTGAATCCGAATCAGATTGGATTCATCGACAGTTGCCTGTCTTGCAGCCGCTGATGCACGATTGGCATTTTCAGCTTGTAGCAACGTAAACTGTTCGACGATCTTGAAAATTCCGTAGACCCCACCAGCAACCGCAGTCGCTCCAACAGCGAGTAATGCAGTATTCAATGCCCATGCGAACGTAGTTGTCTCAGCTATACGTTCGCCGAATGCTATCAATCCAGCAATCGCATTCTTGAAGGTCTCAGTTTTCATCGCGGCACTGAGATGTCCCCAAGCGCGAATCATCTCGCCAACAAAAATCAATGTCGGCCCAGCAGCAATCATGAAACCACCGAAAGCAACTCCAGCGATTTGTAGAGGCTGTGGCAACGACGTGAAAAGATCGATGAGCTTTTTCACGGCTGGCAGGGCATAGTCAGTGATGAAACTGATTAGAGTTTTCATCATTGGCAGGAGAGCTTGACCAAACTGGATTCCTACTGCCTCCAGACTGGCCTTGAACTCATTCCACTGCTGTGTCCAAGTTTGCTGAACTTGCGTGAAAGCGGTATCCAGTGTTCCAGCTGAATTACGAATTGCGTTGGCTGTATCTAAGAAAGATTCTCCTTGTGCCTTGGCATCAGCCAAGACAAGAGTCAGAGCGCGGATGTTCGGGAAGACATCATTTAGTTTCGCCATTCCGCCTGGAACTTTCTCAGCGGCGGCAACTAGATCTGTCAAGGCTTTTGCGAAGTTATCCCGCATCGCGGCCTGCAGATCAACCATAGAAATGTTGAGTGCCTTCAGGCCTTTCTCGGTCTTTGCACTGTCGTTCAGGATATTGGAAAGAACCGCTCGAACACCAGTAGCAGCGACTTCTGCAGGAGCTCCAAGATGGGTGAAAGTCGCAATAGCGGCATTCACATCTGCAAATTTGACGCCCATCGCAGCAGCAAGAGGATTGATCTTAGCCAGCGCACCAACCAAGTCACCAATCTTCATGTTACCAAGCTGAACCGTTTTCAGCAAGATATCACTAGCTGCCGCGGCATCCAAATTTTCATTCTTATATGCGAGCATCGCGCCAACGACTGCTCGCGTTGTCTCCTCGACTGTGCCCATTCCGAGGGCTGACATTTTGGTCGCCTTCTCGAGAATGCCAGCAGCCTCCGCTCCCTTATACATTGCTGAGCCGATAACGTCAAGACCCAGCGCAACTTCAGCCGGGGCTTTGCCCATCGTTTCAGCAGTGCTAATGACAGTGGACTCAAAGGCTTTCATCTCGTTGGCGGTCAAGCCGCCCAAGATAGAAGCCTTGGTCATCGCTTTTTCAAAATCGCCAGCAAAGCTGAGAGAAGCTGCTCCAGCGGCAGCCATAGGAATTGAAAATGCCGTGCTAACTACAACTCCAGCTTCCTGCATACCGCGACCAAAGGCCACGATCTGCTGGCTGGTAATCTGTGCAGATTCCTTAACGGTGTTGAACTCCTTATCGAGGAGTTTCATTGAAGCGCGAAGTGCATCGGCTTGGGATTTAGCCTGTAGGAGTGCTTGAGCTTCAGCTTGAATGACGGGCTGCAACTCTTTCGCTGCACGAGCTCCCGTCATTGCAACCTTGGTCGCGTCGTCCAAACTTTTCGTATAACCGGCTACAAGGATTTGGCTTTTGGCGAGTTCAGCCTGAAGTTGTGTTTGAACGTTTGCCGCTTGACCAAAGACGGTGCTGGAAGCTTGAACTTTCTTGTCCAGTTCCTGGAAATCAACACCAGTTAAGGTCAAGCGGGCATGGATCTTTTCGAGTGCAGAAGACAGAGCATCATTTAGTTCAATGCCACCGGCCAGATTACCGACATTGATACTCATGCTGCTTCTTTCTTGGACTTTGCTTTGCTACCAGACAGAGCAGCAACCCAAAGATGGGCGACGGCCTTCTGTTGTTGCCATGTCTGTTTGGGCGCTTCCTTCTTTACCTCGTCACCGAATACGAGTACGAAATCATCTATCGTGAAAGGCCGTGGTTTTCTACGAGCATCACGATGGATGTTAGCGAGAAGAGAGCAGATAGAAGCCGCCCGAAGATCTGCACGCTTCTCACTAAATGGCTCAATCTGGTCGTAGGCAAACCATCCGAGGAAGCCTTCCCAGGACATCCCTCGAAGCATCCGCCGTACGTCAGTCTGGCCTGTCTTCAGTGCAAGACGGTACGCGAAGCGTCGGTAATCGCTTCGCCGGATTCGTTTTTTATTTCTTCGAGCTGTCCTTTCTGTCCCAGCTTGTTCAGCTTGAGAATCACGCCGACGAGCTCGGAAATCGTAGCCGAGTCCTTCTTCTTGAGCATCTGGATGTGTTTCTCGGTTCCGATGCGCTTTCCATCCGCGTCGACCCAGCTTTTGACGATGATGCGAATCGCAGCCGTCTTTTTCGCTGGGCCTTCGTTGGATTCCAGGAACTCGATCATGTCCTCGGCTGGCAGGGAGCCGAAGCGAAGCGTGCCGCCCCAAGCGGTCGCATCGATATAACGGATGTCATTGACCGTTTCGACATCCTCTGGCGTGAGATATTTAGTTTCGCTCATAAGCTCGCTCGTCCTCTCGGTGAAAGCCGACGCTACGGCAACAGGATGTGTCCGCCGCTCGGCCGAATGTTGACCGTCGCCTCGAGGCCGCCGTCCACCGGAGCCGTCGGTGCGATATTGGTGACGAATCCGGAGAACTGCCATGTGGCGCCATCCGGGAACGTCAGAAGATAGAGATCCTTGGATCCGTCGTGCCACGCCTTGACGAGGCCGGTCAACGAATCGTGGGTGCTCTCGCCGCTCGGCAAGAAGCCCATCGTCATGGACAACTCGCCCTTTCGCCGAACGCCGACGACGTAGCTGTCATCGCTGGAGTTCTGCGAAGTCGTCTCGATCGTGTTGCGGGTAAGCGTTGGCGGCGTGATGTCGCGGAGCTCGGCAATTTCCGTACCGTTCCGCGAGATGAGAGTGCCATGTGCGGATATGGCATTGCTCTCGAGACCTGTGGTAACACTAGGCATCTGTCCCTCCTACGACCTGCAAATCAGGCAGGTGTGAGTCCTCCGAGGAGTAAGCAATCGCTAGCTCGGCTTCGATTTGTGACGCGATCTTCCACCAACGGAACCGTTCTTGATTGACAAGAGCAAGGCCTCGTGCCCCATACTCCTGTCGTAGATCTTGAAGACGATAGAGCCGATCCAAAGCAGAAATACAGCGATACTGATCCGCAATGCCGCCAATCGGATTTGCGTGACCAGGAGTGGCGATAGTGGTTGGGCAGCTGATCTTCCAGGCTGCGTCTTCGGTCCATTCCCCAAGAGCAGCCCAGTCAGGAACAATCTGTGGAATGCCACAGGCCATCCCTTCCATCGTCGTCAGACCCCACCCTTCACCCTGAGTGGTGGTCATTTGAACATCGAAAGCCTGATATGTGGCAACGAGCTCTGGTATCGGTACGCCTTTCCAGACCTCGGGTAAGGCCAGGAATAGACGTCGCTCGATGCCGTAATATTTCATCAAGCGGACGCAATCGTATCCGTTCTCACCAGTTGGTCCGATGTGGAGAAACAGATACGCGTTCTCGATGTTGTGGCTCTTGACCCACATGCAGAAATAGCGGATCAAAAGATCGAATCGCTTGCGAGGTTGGTTGCGATTGACACAGCCAACGATAAAGCCATCGACCATCTCTTGTGGCAGACCAAGAAATTGTCGAGCCGCTTGTTGAAAGCCAGGAACGAAAATCGTTGTATCGACGCCGAGCGGAATGACCGTTGACGGCTTTTTCAGGCCACCCTTGATCGCTTCATTCCTGCCGAAGTGCGTCCAGAAGATGACTCGATCCAAGGTGTTGAGCTGATCACCAGCGCAGTTCCGACCATCGACCGGAATAATACCAATGACTGGAATTCCACATCCAATCAAAGCATCGTAGGTTGGCACATTCCATGGATCCGTCTGAAGAACGACCACGTCTGGCTTCTCGGCCTCGAGGACGTCCTTTACCCGAGAGGTTCCAAGAAAATTGCGACATCCAACCACAAAGGCTGGATAAATGCGATACGGATAGTTGTGCGGATCGCCGCGATAATTGACGCCAAGAACACTGACGTCCCACGAGTTGTGCAGAAAGGAAAGGACACTGTGAGTGACATTGGAGAAGCCACTATCACAGGCTGCGTCACCGATCCACAAAAGTTTTTTCATGCTGCTCTCTTGTAGGCAATGATATTGAATAGAACCTTCGGTCGGCCCTGCTCATCACTGCCACCATCAAATGGCTCCTGTTGAGGGGCCATATTCAAATACCATGTTCCTGGCGCATTGCCTACAAATTGATTTCTTACAGCTGAAATTGTGTTATAGACTTCAACTGCACGGTTTCGTGCAACAATATAATCTGTCGCACGGACGATAACCTGGAGTCCAGGTCTCTGATAAGCCGGTTTGGTTTTGCGATTCTGTGTTTTCTCTGGCGCTAACCCTCCTGTCTCGATTAGACTAACATATGGCCCGTTTCCAACCGGAATCTTTGCACGAGTAGAATAGAAAATATTTGTTCCTACAGTGCCAAATCCATTGGCGACTAGCAGAAATGCAACATCTTCCATGAACGGCATTATTCTTGCCCAAGCTTGATACGAGCCGCCACACGACGAAGAATGTATGGCGCACTCTCATTCATAGTAGATTCGAGAAATTTCGCCTGACCTACTGGATGAAATGCCTCCAAATCTTCATGAACCCGAACTGCATAGTCGAGCCCTTCCCCGACTTCAATCCACGCGCTGATCTTATTCATTCGAATGACCGGGCCGCGCGTCGTATGAGAATCTCGAAGATCGCCATAGCGAACTGGAGTCCGTGCCATGCTTTCAGGCTTCTCGACTTTATCCAGTTCATCATACAGTGCCTTTCCAACCTGCTTGGGGAATCTACGCGCAATATTCAAAATCTTGCGCTGCATCTCCGCCAAGCCTTTCAGTGTCGCTCTAGGTCTACCCATCAGCCCGTCTGTGTCCAGAAGAAGTAGACCCGTTCGTGCGACTCACCAGTCTCGTCACTTGCATGGCCGACAGCGATCGGCTTGGGATCTCGAGGAACGAAATGTGCCGGAAGAATATACGTATAGTCGATCGAAAGTCCCTTTGCCGTTGGGAAGATTGCCATCACCGAGCTCATTACCGTCTGTCCACCAGCGTCCTTAATCTGTCTGACTTTACCATCTACACGAGCAGGATAATCGATTTGTGAAATTGGCGTCACCGCACCGAACGCATCAGGAGGACTATTTATGACGACAGTAACCGTATCAGGAAACATCTCCATCATGTGTTCGATGAAGTCGCTCATGGCTGGGTTCCTGCGACCCGAAACACGAAACTCGTACCAGCTGCCATCGCCATCCCTTTGGCGCGGAGGCTGTTGATGTATTCGTGGTATGCGGACTTCGCATTATCTGACCAGCGGAGACGAAGATCATCGACGGCCTTCTCGACGAGCCCACGATCCTTAGCAAGGATCACTTCTGCTGCACGAGCAGCAGCAAGATAGCGATTCCCCTCTGACGCGAGAATCGCTTCTAGCTCTTCATCCTGAAAGAAGGGACGAGCTACATCTCGATCGCCAACAAGGAGACGGACCCAGTCCTTTTCTTCCTCGAGTGACGGATCATAGCTTGCAGACATCGTCCCTTCTCCTCGCTACTTCTTCTCTTCGGCAGGCGCAGTGCCGGACGGACGCGCGCCGCTGGCAGCCTGAGCCGGAGCCGGTTTTCCGGTTTCGGCCTGTTTGCCACTGAACACGGCAGGAACCGGCGCTTTGCCGGAATCGATGATCTGCCGCTGCTCGCGGGACTGCTGTCCCTGACGAGCCGGGTCCATGACGTGCGGATCGACCGGACCACTGAATCCGCCGGTGCCCTCGACGTGAATCGCCGGTGCCGCGACCGGCTGGCCCTGAGGAGCCTCTTTGGTCGGTCCCTTGTCGTTCCCTTCGTCCTTGGATTTGGCGCCCTTGGACTTGGAGCTCTTCTTGGGATCGTACTTGGGGACTTCATCCATCTCCTCGAAGTCACCGTCACCGACAGGAACGAACTTGTCCTGCCACGCGCGCGACTGAGCCTCGGTGAGATGCACGGTGTCACCGGGCTGGACCTGCTCACCATCGTGATAATGCACGGCATCGTCACGCAGCTTGAACTCTTTCACTCTCATCTGCTTCCTCCGTTGGTAAGGATCTGCGTTGTCCAGAGTTCAGACAACGCTAAGATGAGCCCGAAGGCTCTACATGGGGCCACGCCCCACCTCCTTACGACATGTGAACGATGCCGCTGTTCCCGTCCGCGTCCGCGCGAATCAGAGGCACCTGAATCGCGAAGACCTTGAAGTTGACGCCGAAGCCGCCGTTGACATCCCACTGAACGTTCTGCGGCCGCTCGCCGTCAACAAGCTGCACGACATCCGACGTCGGCTGGATCAGGATCGCGCTGTTGGTCGGCAGCATGTCCAGCGACGTGAAACGAGAGATGCCGTCGACCGCCTCGATGCGTTGACGGATCGTGAGATCCGACGTCGCACTGTAGTCGCCTTCCATGCGGACCGAAGCGTTCTTGCTGAAGTAGATCCAGTACGGGCCGTAGAATCCGTCCGCTTCAGCCGCCGACATCATGGCCTGGACGTCGGTGAGGATGCCAGCGCCGTCCTTGGTGAGATCTGACCACGGCTTGCTTCCGCTGAAGCCAATGGTGTTGCGATTGGGATGCGTGGTGTAGCCGTAGATCGGAAGGCTCTGGAACTGCTTGCCACCGATCAAAAGCATCCGTTCGATCTCCTCACCCACGAGGCGACCGGCGATTCGAATCTGAATCGTGTCGAGGGCTTCGACACCCAGCCGAGAAGCCATCAGCTTCCGGATGTTGATGAAGAAGTCCTTGTGGGTGATCGGGATGGGCAGCGCGCCAGCTTCGAACTCGACCCGGTCGTTCTCGGAGCGAGCCATGCCGTCCATCGATACGGTCGCCGGATCCATGTCGCCGATCTTGTCGTACGACAGAACCGTTTTTGCCATCGCATTCGGCAGAGGGATCGTCAGCCCGGCTCCGATGAGATCCGCAACTGCGCGGAGCCGAGTCCGAATACCTTCCACCAGAGCGGTGTCGAACGCCTTCCACTCCTCGTTCCGAAGGGTGTCGTTTGTCCGAAGCTCCTTCGGCGTCAACGACCGCCCTTCCTTCATCGCGCGCAACATGCGCTCGGTTGCCCACTTTCCGGATCCCCAGAAAGCTCGGCCACCGTCGACCCTTGCAGTTTCCGCCATTTGCATCACTCCTTGTCAGACAATCTCGAGAACTGCTGGTGACGAGATGACTCGTTCGTTAGACTACGAGCCCGCGAATCCGAGCAGGTCCAGGTCCCGCGGCGTTGTTCACCGCTTCCAGGGCCTGGAGCTTGACCTTGCCCGCGGCCAGAACACGAAATGCTCCGCCGCCAGCGGATTCGAGATACGCGCCGAGCGCGATGTTCTGACCGGAAGCGATGAACGCATTCACTCGCATCCCGGCGTGGAAGCAACCGACTTTGACCGTATCGCCGATCGCGTAGGCGACATCGATATCGTCGCCCATCTCGTCACGCTCCATGGCATACATGTGAGCGCAATCCGCGGCAGCAGTCGCCTGCTTGATCAGGAGGCCGCTTCCGTTGATATTGACGAGCATCCCAGGGGTGATCGCTTCTGCGGCAGCCCAGTCCTCGGTCTGGATCGGCTCACCGAGCAGAGCGATTACTCGCTTTGCCATGTCTGCTCCTTTGTTCTCTACGTTTACTTCACGACGACCAGTGGGACTGAGCTACTTCTTGGTGCCTGCCGCAGCGACCCGGATGTCCTGGTAGAAATCCGGCGGATCGGGGACGGTCTCTTCCTGGGTCTCGCCGACGTTGGACCGCACGCCCTGAGGCATGTAATCCACGCGACCGGTTGCCGGAACGGTGGCGCCGACGAGCTTCGCCATCTTCTCGAGCGCGACGACGTCCATCGCCTCGAGCTCGGCGTCGCTGTAGTCACACCGCTTGGATTCCTTGAGCACCTTGATCGCCGCGGCCTTGTGCTCCTTGGCGAACGCCGCCGTCGCACGGAATCCGTCGCGCAACTCCGGTGGCGCCGATGCGAGGAACTCCTCCATCGAGAGCACCCTCGAGGAGTTGTGACGGGTCGCGTCGGTTTCGGATCCAGTCTGCGAACCGGTCTGCCCGCTCTTGTCACCCTGCTGGGCAGGATTGGACGAAACAGACGACTGCCCGCTCTTGTCGCCGCCCTTCTCGCCCTCGGGTTCGCGAGCAGTTCCGCCGCCTGCCTCGAGAACGACCGCCGCCTGTTCGAGGGAATCGATGACGGTGTCCGGCGATGCTTCCAGCGCGGCCTGACTTTCCTTGGCAAGCTTCATCTTGGGGTTGTCGATGAGTGCCTTGACACGCTCCGCCTTCGTTTTCATGTTTTGTTCTCCTTCTGCATTGTTGCGACATCCGCACGGAGCGGGCGCTGCCTCACTGAGTGGTTCGTATCTGGTGACTGGCTTGACTTCCTCTTTCTCTTTCGCCAGCTTGACTTCCCCGCTGTTGACTTCGTAGCTACGGCGGAAAAGTTGGAATTCGTCTTTGGGCATCACGGCGTAGACGACGAGCTTCTCGTTGGGAAACACGGAATCGATTCCCATGTATCCCGGCTCGACGGCGCGTAGTGCCTGACTGAGCATGCTCCGGAGATCGGAGTCGCTCGTGTCCGCTTCGGCCTTGCCACTCTTGAAAGTGATGAGTGACATCAGTCGTTCGCGGAGGGTCTTCTTCTTGTCGTCGGTCTCATTCGTGTCAGCCATCTGGAACTCCTCCGCTGCAAAGCGCGGAGCTCCACACCCCATATCGTTGTTGCACGCTCCACGCCTTCCTTCCTGTAACATGGCGAGATGATCGCCAACGATGTTGCGCCAGATCGCATCGTACGGCTTGCCGTCGAAAGTGCCGGACTTTTCTTCCGCTTCCATCAAAGCGCCGATAGAGATTTCGATCGGTTGACCAGCTTTCGCTCGCTCAACGACGCTAACCGCGTCTGGGCCGACGACACTGGCACGATCTGCATCCAGCCACGCTTCGAAGGTGAGCTTCTCGTCCGACGTAGACGTATTGAAGAGTTCACCGAATCGATACTTCTCGAGAATGTCGGGATTATTCGCCAAGACATAGTTGCCGTCCACTTGTGGGTGATCCGGCAGAACCGGTCGTCCATTCCAGCCATTGGCGACCATCGCTGAAATTTCAGATCCCGGGATGTATTCCCATCGCTTGGAGTTGGCCGATTTCACCACTCCCTCGACTAGGCCGACGACAGGTACCACGACATGATCACGCCCGCAATACTTCGCGACGCGAACCTGTCCGGTTTGTCCCTTGAGCCGTAGGAAGCGATGTTCTTTAGCCATATCAGTGTGCAGTCGCTTGAAGAAACACGATCGAACCGAAGACCAGAATTGTCTCGCTACCGACATCAACGCGCTTCACTGAGTATCGGTATGAAGATGCTTTAAGGCCATTCGTATCGTCGCTCTCGATATCGATAAGCACTCTCTGGAGATTCTCACTAGGAGTCGAAGAAAAAGTACCCTCAACTTGAATGCCAGCGCCGAGCGTTTTTGTGATAAGTGCTGGGTCAGCGTCTTTGTCTTTCTTGCGAACATAGAATGCGAGATTCCAGCCACTCACGTCCAACGGAGTAGTGAGATCTTCCTCGAAGACTTGCAGACGAAGGACCTTATCTTCGCCTAAGAAGAATCGATGCGCGTCTGTTATGTTGAACTCGGTAGCCATCGTTACACTTCAGCTAACTCGAGAGGAGCAACTCCTGCCATGATATCGATCGTATTACTTGATGAACCCTGGATTGCGATCGAGACCGTTGTACGAACTAGAATATCAAAAACTGGATTCGCCGCGCTTCCATTGATATCGATAATAGTTGGCTCTGGAAATGGGAGTAACCCAGAGTCAAAAATTGCTGGATCAAAAATTGCTGGATCAAAGATGCCAATCGTCACTTCGACTCCAGCTCAATCGGTAGCCTGATCTCCTTTGAAAGCTCTTCCTTCAGTTTACGATTTTCGTCCCTGAGTTTCGCGTTTTCTTCCACTAAAAGCTCAGTTTCTTGCCTAATCTTCGCAATGCGAAAATGAAGTTCACCAAGCTCCAACCGGACGTGATCTTCGAAGACCATTAGTCCGGAGTCCCGCTAACCGTTCCAGCAGGAAGCTTGCCGTCTTGCGCGAATCGCAGCATAGCTCGTCGATGCATCGACTGTGTTCTGAAATCAGCAGTGTTGATAAATTGCATCACGGCGATTGCAGGTGGCCCATCATATTCGATTGGAACTATGACGCCATCATCACCTTCAACAGCAGCACGGACCGCAGCATTCTTCCAGTCCATTGTCAAGAAGTTCAGACTGTAAGAAGTGCGAGATGTTGCGATCGGCGCTTGAAGCGTAAATTTTTCTGCCATCGTAGCCTACTGCAAGTTGACCATACACCACGATCCACGTTTGACCGTGACTGCACTGGCCGCAACTTCAGAACGAATACGGACTGCGAATGTGCCCGAAGCTGTGGTGACTATCGAGCCATACAATTGAACAGGGCCTCCCGGAGTTGTGATACCAGAGACCGGATTCACATTCGTATCGTAGGCTGTCACCACAGAATTGAAAACAGCAGTAGATGTCGTCGCTTGCGTCGTTGCAAGATCGATAGCAGAGGCCGTAGGTCCATTGATGCCGAACTGTGGTGCCGTCGTAGTCGCTGCTGCAAATGCGATCAAATTGCAGCTGAAATTTACTGTGACTCCAGACCCAACCGCAAGAGTGAGTCCGGTTACGTTGGAGAAATTGACCGTGCTGTTACTGACATCAGCTGTTACGCGCAGGAAAGTCGGTGCTGTTCCAGCAGATGGCGTCTGACACGTCGCGGTGCCGTTTGCAGTGATTCCTACCGCAAACTGCCCACCAGTACAATCCGCAGGATCAGAAGCTAAGGCTGTCGCTGTCGCTGCTGTAGTAGCGGAATTGACCGTGATCGTATCAGGGATATCAGCGTCTGTCAACGCGGCGCAGGTTAGATTCCCGTTAGCGCCAATCGTCGTTGCGAATTGATTCGCGGCACAATCTGTTGGATTCGCGGCCAGTGCAGTCGCAGCCGCTGCTAAACTGACGGTGATGTTATCTGGGACATCTGCGTCGGTGATTGCAGCACAGGTAAGATTTCCATTAGCCGCAATCGTCGTCGCAAACTGATTCGCAGCACAATCTGTCGGGTTGGCCGCTAGAGCCGTCGCGGTGGCCGCTAGAGTTGCATTATTGACCGTAATGGTGTCTGGGATAGCAGCATCGGTCAGCGCGACACACGTCAAGTCGCCATTAGCGCCAATTGCTGTCGCAAACTGATTTGCTGCACAGTCTGCTGGATTAGCCGCTAGAGCCGTCGCCGTAGCCGCCAAATCAATCGTGATGGTATTAGGAATATCCGCATCCACATGGGTATGTGATAACGGAGTGCGTGCATCCGTGAGACGAGCATCATTGGTGTCTATCTTCGTTAAAAGCGCAGCAGCAAGTCCTGTAATTTCACCTTGAGTATGAGTGTGACCAGTGTTGGACTTCGTTAAAAGTGTAGCAGAAAGTCCAGTAATTTCTGGCTGAAGATGGGTGTGGGCGACTGGAGTTCGCGCATCGGTAAGTCGCGCATCACTCGTATCAACTTTACCTGATAATGCCGTGACGAGATTGGTAATATCCGACTGTGGATGAGTGTGAGCCGTTGGACTACGAGAATCTGATAACCGTGCATCGTTGGTCGCGACCTTTGCGTCCAGAGCAGATTGAAGATCGGTCTGATTGGCAACAGTTCCAGTGATGTCGCCCCATACCGGCGCAGAAGCACCTGGAATTGTCGCTGGATCGGTCCGAACAGGACGCCACACGTTCGGACTGATGCACTCATGGAGACCAATTACAGGGCCGGAACCCAAGATAAAGATCTCACCGACGGCACAATTCGCTGGAAGAACATCGCCATGTGGCATGATCTGGCGTTCTTGCGCCAACCCGATCGTGCCAAGCAGAACCACCGAAATGACGCCGAGGAATCTCTTCATCAGTATGTGATCGACGCAATGGTTCGCGTCGCTCCTCCATCATACGCTTTCACTGCTAAAACCCGCGCAGGCGAGGTGCCAGATCCCTCGACCCAGACGTCGCCCTCCGCCAGACTGGACGGCGTTCCGAGGGAAGTACGAATACGGAAGGCGATCGAAGCATCCCCGACTGCCAAGGCACCAATTTCAGTGAAACCAGTGTCATCCCCAAGTCGGACCTGGAGATTTGCACCAGAGCGTTTGAGCGCAGGGAATGATGAAGTCAGCCCACCGAATCCAAGTCTGCCAAAACTTGTTCCTGCTGCGTTCTGAAGACGCCAAACACCATCAGCCGTCGCATCGAAATAGCCGCGTGTGCCAATGCTGAGAAATCCTGACGCCGCCGCACTGACGCTGCCGTTGAACTGTGTGCCTGTGATCGCACCAGAGGCTGTAATCGTGCTGCAATCCAATCCTGCCCCAACATCAATCCGATTGCTCGAATTGGTGCGGAACATATTGATGTCAGCGGTATCGGTAGAATTGCGACCGGTTATGTATTGATTGTAATCAATCCGCAGAGCTTTTGCAAAGAGAATAGCGGCAGCAGAATCATCGGCTAAACGGATCTTAAGATCTGCGCCAGATCGTTTCAGCGCTGGGAACGAAGCGGACGTGCCACCGAACTGGAGTCGATCAAAAGTAGTTTCATTCCAATTCAGTAAAGTCAGGACACCATTCGCAGGTGCCCGCCATGTCAGTCGATTGGTGAAACCTCCATAGCTGTCCTGTCCATGGAGAATTTCATTGTCCATGTACAGACGGTCAACAATCAGCGCAGCACCGGATGGACCTGTTACTCCTCGTCCAGTCGCTGAGCCGATTTCAGTGCGATCGTTCGAATATCGAATGACTTGACGCTGTGTGGATCCGTTCGTATGCAGTCCGTAGATCCACGCGTCTTTCTGGAGAAGCAGGCTACCGTCATTTTGAAGCCGTAACGCTTCGGTCGCACCGTTGTTGCCGACCTTCAGAATGATATCCGCACCGGCAGCGCCAACTCCACTCGTTGGTTTCAGAGTAAGAGTGGAAGTAGTTCCCGTCCCACCGATCAGCGTTGACGTTGTCAGTGGGTCAGCAACTGGTCCGGGAATTCCCTGTATGCCCTGCGGACCTTGAACACCCTGAGGACCCTGTGGGCCTTGAGGTCCAGTTGCGCCATCCGCTCCATCGGCTCCATCAGCCCCATCCGCTCCAGCTGGTCCTTGAGGCCCCTGAATCCCTTGGATACCCTGTTCTCCCTGCGGGCCTTGGATACCCTGTTCTCCCTGTTCCCCGATTGGCTGTGGGATAGTTCCGAATCCGCTCGGATGGGTCGAATCGACAACGAGCACTTCCCCGTCAGGACCACCAGCGACCTTAAACGTTCCTTCATTGACGACATCAGCGGAAATGTCGTACGCCGGATTGTTTGGAAAATCCGTCGTGAACGGAAATTTTATGGTCCCAGCCGTGCTCATTGTCGATCCGGCGCTACGCGCTCGGCGTGTTGGCGGCGACCGCAGCCGCGAGCTCGCCCGATTTCGACCTGAGCTGATCGGCGAGGCCCTGTAAGGCGGTGGGATCGGTTTTCAGTGATTCGATCTGTGAACTGAGTCCGTTGAGGAGCTCGATCGCCGACTGTTCGACCGTCGTCGTCTCCTCGACCTGTGCCTTGAGATCATCCAATTCCTGCATGACTACGACTCCTTGTTTTTGAACTGCTGTGAGCGCCGCCTCGATACGATTCAATGAGTTCTGGATGTTGCTGCGATGACAGAGACACAAACAGTCCACATCGCAGAATTTGCACTTCTGTCTGCACCGAGCATGCAAACCATGCTGACACGCCGTTGACACATATTGATGAATCATTGCTGTGCCCGCACCTGATTTGCATCCTCCGGAAGAGCCGGATTCTTACGAGAACCGGGCTGTCCTGGAGGTTGACCGAAAGCTGGCTTCTTCGCCGCGGCCTTAGCCGCCTCTTCTTTCTTCTGTTCCTCGGTCAACTTCGGATAACCAAACACGCGGTCCCGAATTTCGTCCGCCGTAACGACCGTTTCGCCCTGATACTTGTTAACGGTCGCGATTTTGATCGCCAAGTCGGCTTTTTGTCCGTCATCCAGACTTTTCAGCTGCGACCAGCGAGTTTCGTACTGTGCGGGCTTTCCGAGGAACTTAAATTCAATCAAACGGTCGGTCAAAACGTTGATAAGATTCGGTTCCGCGAACTGTAAGCGCCTATCACCGATCTGATCGAACCAATTGTCTCGATCCTGAGTCGATGCGAGCTCACCACGCTCCGAACCCATCAAAATTCGCTGCGGAATTCCAGTTCCGCTGCAAATTTGAGCGATAATCGCGGCTACCGGGTTCTTAAAGTCCGCAACTTCGCTTCCCAACGTGTTGACCGTTGTGCCACGAGTTCGCAAAACTCGCGAAATTTCGTGGATATAGCGATCGACCTCTTCATCGAGTCTCTTTTCCGCCTCAGTGGAGAGATCGATCTCTTTCTCAACGTCAACCTGAATCCCCTGATTCGCCCTCAACCAGAACGCCTCTGCGCCTCCACCAGTGACCTTATCCAGGTCATCCAGTCGGTTCCAAACGCA